AGATGCCAATTATCAAGGCTACCCGATGACACGGTAGACCTAAATTTACCAGTTATCTGCGACGGTTTATACCTATACTCTGCGTATCTTTCTTGGTAACCAAAAGTGTCTGTGTCAGCACTTGTACCTTGTGCATAGATTTCTTGGTTTAATATCGCTTGCTCACCTAAATGTGCTAATGCCGGCCAATAAAAATCGTATCTTGTTTGTCTAGACCAATGTCTAGCTAAACCTTGTTGATACGTTAAATCGGCATATACACAAGCAAGACCGATAATAACACTATGCTCAGTGAAAGACTTAGTAAACCTATGACCACTAAATCCCGTAGTGGCATAAGCCGACAAATTCCCTTGTGGCGTCGTGGCATCTGTTGAAGAAGTTTGTGGTATTGGGTTGACATTTATTCTATCCTTTCCGCCTCCTAAATACTCTGGTCTTTGTAATCTTGCGTCTGGACTTGTTACACCGAAATGACCTTGTACAATTTCAGTGTATCTTGTACCAGCTCTCGCATCTCTTTCTAAAAGACCTTGTATTTGAAATGCTTCTCTTAATTGATTTATTGTTGCTGATGTCGTTCCAGACAAATCAGCATACATTTGTGATTTTGGTGTTCCTATAGTTCCTAAATCTGCTTTTGCAGTTGAACCAGATGTAGCTATACCAACTGCACCACCAGAACTGGTGTTAATTAGTAAATTATCTGCTCCAGTACCATCATAGAAAATAGGGGCATCGCCACCTAATGGCAATGTTACTGCATCGCCTTTTTGTGGCCAAGGTAGGGCACTTGTAAAATAATCGTGTCTTTTACCACGCTTTAATAATACATAATCTGCGATGTCATCTGGACCATCATCTTTATCTACTGTAACACTGTTTTGTAAATTTTCATCTCTAAACCAGTCGTTATAAATTAAATTATAAGCACGACCAAAAAGATTATTAAAATTAACAGATACATTCAATGGTACTCCCATATAATCAAACAAAGTTTGCTCTGTAATTGTTGCACTAGTTATTTGTGGTATCAAATAATCTGTACTATCTCCGGGGTTTACTTGTTCACCACAAAACTTTTCCCAGTTATCCCAAATAAGTCTATTTGGTACTGCAAAAAAGAAGGTTTCTATATATAAATTATCCATAAATGGATTTATTGGTGTTGCTAAACGACCAAAACCCGTTGCATCTAATTGAAATGTATCGCCGGGTAATGCTTCGTCTATAAAAATAGGGACTAAATATCCACTATCCATTGTGGTTTTTAGCCCGTGGTCTCTGTTAAAAACAGAACGTTCAATATTAACTTTAGGTACTCTACTAAAGTCTTTTGATTGTGTTGTTGGTAATGTTCCACTAGGTGGTGCTAGCATTTTTTTCTCCAATTTGTTTTATTTTAGTTATTGTATCGACAAGCGAGGGCGCTTTCTCGACCGGCATAATATCGCCGTTTACTTCGTCCCAGAAACCAACAAGCATTAACTTGTGGTCCTCTGGATATCTAGACAAATTGTTGTCTGGACTCCTTAATATGTCCATAACCATTCTAATCGCTATACCATCATTTTGTGCGATAAATGGTGGACTAAATAATTGTGATTTTTCGTCTAATATTGAATATAAATTTTTTTCCATAATTTTCTCCTAATACTATATGTTGTTTTGGAGAAAATGGTTTCATAATATATACTATGAGTCAAAACACTTATAAGTCTCTGATAAGACTCTTTAAACTTAAAACTTTGTGTTTCTCTTTTCTCCAAAGTTTATCATATTCATCTATACTTTCGTATACTATATCTTGTTTGTCAATTCTTTTTTGTTTTACTTCTTTTAACTCTTCTTCTGACAATTGATTGTCATAAAACCTTGGCGGTTTGCATTTAAAATTATTTATTACTACATAGTCATGTGGGTAAACATCTGATTTGTACTTGTCAAACCATGATTGACCTAATCCGGGCATTCTTGACATAGTACAATATTCTTGTTGTTTTTTTGACACCTCCCCAGTTTCTGTATTAATTATCTGATAATGTTTATCAGCTAATTCTCCAGTTATTTTTTTTGTTATATATCTAGCCGTATAACTTGCTGAATGAAAAGTTATATCGCCTACAGTTGAAAAACCGTAAGGCCATAGTTCTGCTAGTTTTTCACTTGTATATAAAGTTGTTCCTTTTTTACTTTTAAACTTTATTTTATCTGGAAAGTCATGCCCAAATATTAATGCATGATAATGTGGTCGTCCGTTTTTTTCTCCGTATTCGCCACAATGAAAAAACCTTATTTTGTTTTTTACACTTTTTCTTAAGCGTTTCATAAAACGCTGAAATTCCGATTTGTCTAACGACAACGGATTTTTTCTTTTTCTCAAATGTTCTTCGTTGAAAGTTAATGTGATGAAACATGTATTTTCATGCATTTGAGCCTCATGTAAACATCTTATTGCCCATTGGCGTGCATAGTTTAATTTACAACCTATACACTGACCACATGGCAAATTAAAACCCTTCGCAAAAGCAAAGGGTTTATTAAATATAATCTTACCGTTTTCACGATAAGCTAATAGCGGATTATAACAAGGCATTGTTATATTCGATATCCGCCTCTCATTGGTTTGCTATGATTTCTTTTTCTTGTTCTCATAGCAGTTTTACTAAAAAGTTTTTTAGATTTTCTTCTAGACATTTTTCTACGCATAGCCATGCTAATTACTCCTTTTGTGTGGTTGAGGTGTCAGTCCACACAGTTACATCAAGTGGGTAACTGTGTGGGGGACTCCTCCCCTTCCGGGGAGTCGTCCTTTTTTTCTTCTGCATTAGGAGAAGAAACTTTTTCATCACGTTTTAAAACAAGACCCATTTCTTCAAGTTCTTTCCTATTGTTACTATCTGTAACAAAGTGAAAAAACTTAGCTGGGTCGTTTTCAAAACGCTTTCTTATATCCGATGGTACTTGCATAAAAGCTGAATCAGCTTCTCGCAATTTATGTATCATATCTCTATAATCTGTTACTTCGGAAAAATCGCCATATATTGCTTTTCCTTTATTTATATGGTCGATTACTCCATTACGGTCGTGCCTCTTAATAATATTAAGTATTTCCGTTTCTTCGCGGAAATTCTCTTGAGTCATCGACTCTCCAGTTGTTTCAAAAGAGCACGCAACCCTACCATTGTAGGGTGTTTTGAAAGGTAGTTTATTTGCTTTCATTCTTTCCTCATTTATATGAATTTGGATATATTGGTCCAATATTTAACAATTTCTTAGATTCTCCTCGCTTCTTACCTCCAGACCCAACTATTGTGTCTGGACCAGCTCCTCTTCTTTGAAATGCTTTTATTGAATTGATATAATCACGTGCAGAATTTGCACTTTGCATAATTTTATCTTGAATAGTTTTTGGTAACTTTTTAAAAGCTTCCCATGCTTCACTGGTCATTAAATTAAGACCAGTGTTTTTTGCCATTACTGGGGCAATCTTAGCACCCTCAAAATAATCTCTATCCATTTCAGCCATATCTGCTTTAGCATTTAGTTCTCTGGCAGTCGCCATAGCACCTTGTATTTGTGCTCCAGTCATAGCTCCTTTGACTGCTTCACCTCCTACATTTATTGGATTATATGTTGAGCCAGTAGGGGTGCTTGCACCCCCAAGCTTGCCGGCTAAAATTGGATTTAGTCCGGCTTTACGCATATCTTTCATTGCTCTTTGATATGCAGTATCTGACATTTCTCTTTGAAATGCCATTTGCCTTGCTGATGCTGACTTGGCCTCTTTATTACGCAAGTGCCCACCTAAAAGGTTAGCACCTGCCATTATCGCCGCTGCTTGCCAAGCCATTAGAAATGACTCAACAATGCTGGGACGCTATATGTAGGCATTGGCCTTGCACATTTAAGCTTAAAATATACATCTAATAGTAATTGAGGTTCTGATGATACAGCAATTACTCTATCGACTGGAGGATTTTCCTCTATAAAAGAGGCATTTAAGCTCGGTAATGACGAAAAGTCTTGTGCAAGATGCCAATTATCAAGGCTACCCGATGACACGGTAGACCTAAATTTACCAGTTATCTGCGACGGTTTATACCTATACTCTGCGTATCTTTCTTGGTAACCAAAAGT